GTGCCCGGGCGGATGTTCGTCTACGCAACGGGCTGGCTAGCTAACCCGAAATACATCATCAACTTCCCAACAAAGCGACACTGGAAAGGGAAGAGTCGAATCGAGGACATCGACGCCGGCCTGGTCGACCTGTGTCGAGTGATTCGAGATCGAGAAATACAGTCAATTGCGATTCCGCCGTTGGGTAGTGGCTTGGGCGGGCTGGAGTGGGATGACGTCCGGCCGCGGATCGAGCGAGCGCTTTCGTCGCTTGAGGGTGTCCGCGTGCAGGTCTACGAGCCAAACGGCGCGCCTGAGTCAGATAAGATGGTGCATAAGCGCGAGGTTCCGAATATGACGCCTGGCCGCGCTGCGTTGGTTGAACTCATGTCGCGCTATTTGAGGGGGTTACTTGATCCATCGGTGTCTTTGCTTGAAGTGCACAAGTTGATGTATTTCATGCAGCAGGCTGGCGAGCCTCTCAAGCTTAAGTTTCAGGCGGCCCACTATGGGCCGTATGCGGAGAACCTTAGGCATGTGATGAAGGCAATTGAGGGGCATTTCGTTTCGGGGTATGCGGACGGAGGAGATGCCCCGGATAAGGCATTGGCGTTGGTTCCCGGCGCAGAAGAAGAGGCGAGTCGCTTTCTTACCGAAATGGAAGATACGCGACGTCGTTTTGATCGGGTTTCGGACCTTGTTGAGGGATTCGAGTCTCCATATGGGTTGGAGTTGCTATCTACGGTGCACTGGGTTGCGACCCATGCGCCAGATAGTTCGATTCAGGATCTGACTTGCCGAGTGCACGAATGGAGTGATCGGAAGAGGCAGTTTTCACAACGCCAAATTCAGATCGCCGCTGATGTCCTTTCCAGAAAGGGGTGGATCGCAGTCCCAGTCGTGCATTGAGTTGGTTGGGGGTGGCCCCTCCTGACTGCAGGGGTGGCGGAGTTATCGCGTCATCGCCTCGTGGGGGAAATAGATGGCCACATACCTGGAGCGAGCCCTCTTTGTCGTCGGTCCGCGCAATGTCGGCAAGAGCACAACGCTCAGATGGGTATTCGAAGATCCCCGGATGGGTCGGGGCGGCGAGGTACCTACGGACAATAAGATTCGCCGGCACTACCAGCTCAGCGGTGGGCGGCGATTCTGTTTGCGTCTGACGTCGCCTCACGAGGTTGGCGAGACTCTCGATGAGTTCCTGGCGCTAGCGCGGCGCTGGATGGCCAGCGGGGGACGGTGGAACTTCGCATGTCCGCTCCAGCCTGACCGCTACAAGAACATGCCGGATGCGGTGGACACAATTCACGCGTTTCTTGACGAGTTTCATCCGGAGAGGGCGCGGGTGGTATTTCTTTGGCCGAACCACAAGGACAGCGATCCTCGCACCAGCAAACTGCTGCCCGAGTACCTCGACCTTCACGCTCAACTCAATCCAATCATCGGCATCGAGACTGTCATGATCGACACACGCCAGATGGGCGTGAACGGGACGGTTCTATCGGATTTTTTTGACTTCACTTAGGCGCGGCGGCCTGGAAAGTTGCTGCTTGCTGGGGGCGCTTCTTGGCAAGCGAGGCGTGAAGGGCCTGATCCACACTGTTCGATTCCAGTCAGGCGCTGGCACTCATCACTGTGTGCGTGCGGTATGCCAGCGCCGTCTGGAATTGGGGCGCTACGCGGCGCCAGGTGGCTTGGCCAAGACCCGCAGGTGGCCAGCGCCCTTGAGGAAGTTCCGATACGATTCGACGGCAACGTTGAAGGCTTCTTGCAAGACGCTGGGGCCTGCGTCGATCACCTTGCCATCTTCGTCGATGACTGCCAGTGTCGCCGGTTTCCCGGTGGCGGTTCGGACGGTCAGGCCTTCATAGCTGACCGCACTGATTTCGCACCTGAGTCCATGTTCGGACATCACCTATCTCCTTCTGCTGTATCGGCGTGCGAGCGCTGGGGGCGAGTGGGCGTGGACGTTGCTGCTCGCGCGAATAGCGCGTAGGGCCCGTGCTCGGAGTCGTAGATTTCCAGCAGACGCCAGCCATCGCCATCGGGCGGGGTCGGTGTCCAAGTGCTGCAGTCGGCGCGGCCGTCGTCGAAATACCGATCGATCGTCTCCTCGTCGGCGTCTGACTCCATGTCGCGGAAAAATGTCTCGATGCCGAAAGCGGCCAGCAACTGGTCGTATCGGACATCTTCGTCGGTGGCTGGCATGGCCGGGTGAGTGAGCCACCCGTCGGCGTCGCGCAGGATCTTGCGGGGCGCGAGCAGGGCGTCGCGCAGGCCCTGCAGGTCAGCGTGAGGCAGGAGATCGGCGGCGGGCTGCTGAGGGTTCATCCATGGGCTCAGCGCCTCGGTGATTTCTGCTGGCGCGGCGTTGCGGCGATGGAGCATCATCGCGAAATTCGCCACGTCCAGTGCCTTGCCCTGGCGCAGAGAGCGATGGAGCATGACCGCGAGATTCTCGATGTAGCACTCGTTCGGGTCGTTCCAGCCGCGATAGCCGGCGGCGCGTTTCTCTGCTAGGCGTTGCTTCATGGCTGCGGCGGTCGCGTCGACGTGCAGATCGTCGCTGTGCGCCTCGATGCCGTGCAGTGCGACCTCGTGGATGGCGTCGGCAAGATCCTGGGCCGCGTCTTGCTCGTTGGCTTCTAGATTGCCGTGCGGATCCTGCTGGGCTTGGTGCTCGTGGCGTGCAAACGACCAGCGCGCCGCCTCGTACACGAGGTTTTCGACGGCTTCGTATCGATGTTCAAAGGCGGGTTGGGTGCTTGTGGTGGTCATGTCAGGCATTCGGTTCGGCAGCGTTGGCGCGCACGTGCACCGGGCGCATGCTGCCGGTTTTCAGGTTGACGAACGCGCCGTGCCAGGTCAGCCGGCCATGCCGGAAGAACTCCCAGAGGATGGCCAGCGCCGGCGTCACGATCGATTGATTTACGAAAAGCTCCTGCCTGGCCAGCGCTTCGGCCAGGCCGCACGATGGCGTCACATCCTCCGGGGCCGCTGTGTCGATCAGTTCGGGCAGCGTCGCGTAGGGATAGGGCAGTAGCGTGCTGCCGGGCGGGTTGAAGCGGGTGTGGTCAATGGCTTCATCTTGGAGCGTCGCCGGCGTTTGGCCGAACAGCACTTGCCCGTCGCTGGCGCGGTTGCCCAGGTCGAGCAGGTAGGTGTTCATGCGGCCCGAGATGGCTGTGTCGAGCTGCCGCCGCGCGGCTGCGCTGTCGACACAGGCGATAAAGATCGCCGGTGCCGCTGCCGGGTAAGCGTATCCGCCGCGCTCATACTTGCGCGGCTGCGCGCGCCAGTCGAGCCCAAAGAAATGGTTGATGCGTTGCGTATGAACGATGGCCTTGTAGTGGCCCACGTCTGCCGGGCTGAACAGCTGGCGCCCCATATTGGCGTCGCTGACCGTATCCGGGTCGAACACCTCGACGGCTAGGCCAGGATGCCCGAGCGCACGGATGGCGTGGTTCAGGCGTGCCAGGCCGGTCAGCATTTGCGAGCCGTTCCCGCCGCAACCGACTAGCACGACGCGCACCTGCGCGGACAGCATGCGCGGCGGGGTGATGTGCACGGCTTCGTTCACGATGCGGTCCCCAGCACGGCGGCTGCCGGCACCTTGAGCGGCAGGAACATGCCGAGCACGCACAGGCGGAATTGAATGCTCGGCGTCTTGCCGTCGGCCAGGTCGCCGACTACGCAGGAGATTTTGACCTCGCCGGCGTCGTCATGGTTGTCCTGTTCGCTGAAGAACGCCGCGAGCGCGCCATGGCTGTGCATGTCGACGACCAGCGATTCGTGGTCCTGCAGTTTCGGCCGCTCGTAGTCGATGGCGCCGGGGCTGGTGCTGGTGATGTTGAGCTCGCGATACGCCAGATCGCCGGTGTGGCTGTCCCAGATAACCCACGCGGCGTGCTCGTTGGGTGCTGCCTGGCGGGCGGCCTCGATGAATGTGCGCACCATCGGGAAGATCGCGCCCAGGCGTTCGAATGCCAGTTCGACCTTCGGTTTGACGGTGCCATACGGCGGGCGCACGGTCTGGCCGTTCAGCGGGGCCACGGGTTGGATTACGTGCAGCCAGGGCCGCCGGACCTCGACGAACAGCCCTTCGGCGGTGGCGAGGAACCGGTGCCCGACCTCCTCGAGCTGCTTGAACTCCGCGAATTTCGGTACCGCGATCGTCGGCGCGCTGTCCCAGAGTTTTGCGTCGAGCTCGTACTGTTCGGCCTCCGGGTCGGCGGCGATCGGGTTGCGCAGTGCTTGCGTGACTTTGTCGGCGGCGGCCTTTGCAAAGGCGTCCAGCGCGCCGGCGATGATTTCCAGTCCCTGCTTGGAGCTGGCGTGGAATTGGGAAATGATGGTTTGCATGTCAGTCTCTGGCGGTGATGCGGGTGATCGCCTGCTCGAGCGTTTCTTTGCGCGGCAGCAGGGCCGTTGCGGGAAAGTCCGTGATTTCGGGGTGGTCGAGCAGGTGCGCCCACAGCGCGCTGCCGCCGCCCTCGTAGCGCGCGATGCGCGCGTGGTTGGGGTGAGTGAAGCGGCTGTCGAAAAATGCCGCCTCGTAGGTCCGCAGTGCGTCCGGTGTCGGCCTGTCCGGCAGCGAAACGTTGCCGGTGCAGATCTCGCCGTGTTCCCACACGTTGAAATACGGCGCCACGTGGAGCGGCGTGTCGGGGGCCGGCCGTTCGTTCTTGGCCAGGGCGAACACGTACCACTCACGTTCATGAACGATGAACACCAGCGGCGGGTGTGCTGTGACGCCGTGCCGCGTGCCGATCGGTTTGTCTGCGCTGAACCAAACCGTGCGCGGGGCGGCAGGGCGCCACCATGCGGCCGTATTGGGCGCGAGGTAGAGCAAGTGCGGCTCGATAAAGCCTCGGTAGGCGGTTGCGGCCTGGGCGGCTTCGACGAACCTGCTCAGCTCGTCCAGGTTCAGCGGGCCGCCGGGAAGAATCTGCGGGCCTTCGGGCAACAGTTCCACCGGATGCGACGTGGCATAGACGGACGTGTGTGGCGAGAGCGACGAGTAGAGCAGTACGGCATGGCGCAGCTTGAGCTCGCTGGAGGCGGCGGCGATATTGACTTGACCCATGGCCACCTCAGTGCGCGGTAATTTGGACCTGGCCGCGCAGCGCGTCAGGCATTGCGATCAGGTCGACGAGGTTCTCGACTAGGCGCGCAAGCTGGCCGTTGGCGCGCATTTTCTCCAGCCAGCGGGCGAGGTGGTCGCTCTCCGGCTCGAGACACACCAGGGTCGAGGCGTCGTTATAGTCGCCTTGGGTAACGTACTCGGTGAAATCGTCAGCGATACGCAGAGCCAAGTCTTCGGGATGCCAGCGGAAAAACGCGATCCATGTGATGGAGTCACCTTCGGCATCGACGTGGCAGTCTGCGTAGCCGCCGGCCTCGTGTGTTGCATGCACGTGATTCCAGATCGCGTCGACTGCAGCGATGACCTTGGCTGCGAACGCATTGATGCGAGCGGCACGGCGCACTTGGCGATCGCTTAGGACGCGGCGGGGATAGGCGGCCCATTCCGGCATGTGCTCAAAGAATGCTTCGCGCGTCGGGCCATCGTAGGCCGCCGCGGCTGCTTCCATGGTCTGAAAATCGCCTTCGTCATAGAGCCACTGGATAGCCGTGGTTTCGTCGGTCTCTCCATGCCAGTGCACCCAGGAGGTGTAGCCGTATGCATCGGCCGGCGTGAGCGTATTCGGCAGCAGGCGCAGTGCATCGTAGAAAACGGCGAGCACAGTTTGCCCGAGGCCCCTGCGGATATTTTCGAGCGTAGTGATGGTTGGCCCGAGGTAGTAGTGCGGTACATCGGTGCGGCTACCGTCATGCGGCGTGATGGCCATCCACAGAGTCTTGCTGGGCGAGGCGGGGATCCACCAGCCCAGCAGGCTGGGGTTCGCGCTGAGGCGCCAGTCGAAAATCCGGGCGCCGGCCGTGACTTCGTCCCAGTGCCGTTGCAGCGTGCGCTGCAGAAGTCCGGCCGGCGAGGTGGGCGGGCAGCGAACGTCATCGGCCGACAGGGCACCGGCGCCGAGCAGTCCGAGGAGGACTGGGGTGCACCAGGCTTCGCCGTCTTCTTGGGTTCGATACTGTGTTGGCACGCTCGCCAAGCGTGGAAGCGCGAGCGCGGTCATGCCAGCACCTGCAGGGAGGCGGATGTCGGCATCAGCGCGGTGCCGCGCACCGCGTGCCGATCACGATGGAGGCCGCACGTGCTGAGCAGCACCTTGGCGACCGGGTGGTCGAGCTGGCCGGGGGGAACGGTCCCTTGGTTCTTGATATACAGCGAACCGGTCGCGACCTGCTCGTGCAGGCTCGCCGTCGCGGTGCCCTTGCGGCCCACAGCGCGGCGGAAGCCATACACCTGCAGCGTGCCCTCAGTGGTCGGGCCGTCGATGTCCGCGTTGAGAATCTCGGGGTAGGTGTTGGCGTAGAAGTCGCGCACCTGCTCGAGCGTGAATTGCGGCGACGGGTCGGCCAGGCGCACGCCGTTGTAGCGAAACTCGCGGGTGAGTTGGGTTGCTTGCATCACTGGGCTCCGGTCAGATCGGCAGATCGAGGCCGGTGTCGCGCGGGTCAGCGCTGGCGGCCGGCGGTGTCGCATCGGTGGGCGGTGCACTGGTTTCCGCCTGTTCCGGGCTCTCGGCCGCTGTGCCGGCCGGCTCGGGGTCAGGTGTCACCAGCGACATCTGGCGCGGATCGATTTCCGGCGCGCCCGCGTCTTCGCTGTCGTCGTCGGATTGGTTGCCGGTCGAGCTGGGCGCGTCGGCCTTTGCCGCAGTGGCGCCGCCGTTCTTCGGCGGGCGGCCCGGGCCGCGCTTGGCTGGTGCATCGGTGGCGCCGGCGCCCTTGCTGCAGGTCTTCGCCGGCTCGTTCGCGATGGCCTTCGATTTGCCGGACGTGCTGTTGGCGGTCGCGGCGGCCTGGGCCTGCTGCAGGATGGACAGTGCCGACGGTTCGTAGATCTGCACGGCAGTCGCGAAATCGCGGTCGAGCTCTTCGGGCGTGCCAACCAGAACCATGGGCAGCAAGCCGCCGCCCTTGGAGCTGGTGCAGCTGGTGGTCACGCGCAATGCGTCACCCTCGGCGGTGATGGAAACGAGTAGCGGCGCGGCCTGCGCCAACGTATGGAGTGCGGCGAACATGGGTTCTCCTGTTTCTAGGGTGGTTGCTCAGGCGGCGCAGCGGAGCGCGCGCGCGGCGAGAATGGCTTGAGCGCGCAACGGGGCGCGGTTCGTCAGGGCCCTTTGCAGGCGGTCGAATGCTGCGAGCTCGGGCGCGCTGCCGGCCTGCGCGCGGAGGTTCGCGTATGCGTCTTCGGCCACGGCGGCGGCGCGCCAGATGCACACCTCGGCCTCGAGCTGGGCGACGCGCTGCGCCAGTGCGACGTGATCGGTGTTGATCGTCATGCGCCGGCCCGCTCGAATTGGAGGCGGTTGACCAGCGTGTCGAGCTGGTCATACAGGTGAAAAAACGTGCCGTAGTTGTGCAGCACGCGGTCGCTGTTGTGCATCCTGATGCCGGCGCCACGCGGAGTGCCAGGGCGTTCAACGTGGACGATCACGCCGCCACACTCGCGGATCATGGCCGCCTCATTCTCGAAGCGGACAGCGGTGACCACGACATCGACATCGGCCAGATCGCCGAGATGCTGGTCGAGGGTGCCAATCCAGGCGCTAGGGGCGTTTTCGGTTGCCGGGTCGAGTGCGTCGTCTGCGAGCATCCAGCTGGCACGCAGTTCAGCGAGTGGGAGTTGCGTGAATCGGTGGCGCAGACAGAGGTGGTCGGCAGCGGTAACCGTGCCGACGCCGTCCGCGCCGGTTAGTCCAATCAGCATGGTGTGGCCTCAGTCGATGTCGTTGGCCTGCAGTTTCTTGAGGTCAACGGCAGGGTTGAATCGGGCGCGCGGCGGCGTCCGCAGGGTTTTGCGATGCGCGCGCAGGGACCGTGCGAGTTGGCGCCGGACGGTAGGGATGCCGACCTGTTCCTCGGCGCGGCCGGAGCCGCGCAGGCGGAGGAATTCGGCGATCAACTCGGCGCGGGTGAAGCGGCGGGGCATCTGCGTTACGCGCTGAGTTGGGCCGCGACTGCGTAGCAGGTCGGCGCGACGGCGCCGGCCAGGCCGAACAGAACCAGGATCAGGGCGATGCTGGCCGCCGGGTTGCGGCTGAACGGGCCGTTTGCCAGGCGGTGGATGGCTGACGTGCGCGCGGTCATAGCGACACCCCATTGCCAGGGCGATCAGGGAACGCGAGCGCTTCGGCCTTTTCAAGGGTGTCGACGTGCAGGCACGCGACGCGCAACTGCAGGCGTCCCTTTTTCAGGGTGTGATAGGGGTACGCACCTGCCCCGCGCTCGGTCACCTTCCACTTGTTGAGCAGCAGCGCCGCAAGCAAGCCTGGGCCGAGAAACATGGGCGAGTAGGTGAGCGGGCCACTGAATGGGGCGCGCGAGATGTGCTCGGCATTGAGCTCTTGGCCGGCGGCCTTGATGGCTGGCCGCTCAGCGTCCAGCATCCGCAGTGCCGCACGCATGTGCTCAATCTCTTTGAGGCGCGCACGGTGGCGCTCGTTTTCACGGGCGATAGCCTGCTCGTACAGCGGCAAGGCGTTCATTTCCTCGTAGGAGAGGGACTTTTTCGCTTTCATGCCGCCACCTCGCGACGCTGCGGTTGTTCCCAGCCTTCGGCCTGCGCAATGTGGGCTGGCACAACGAAGAACACCGCGCGCGCCACGCCTGGCAGCGCCAAGCTGTAGTGCAGATGGCGATGCGTCGATGCGAGCAATTTCGGCTTGATGCCGTGAGCGTTCAGAAAACGCAGGGCGGCGGCATGATTCAGCGCGCTCAACTGGAGATCTCCGCCGAGCGGGTCGATCAGGCGCAGATTGACGCCGGCACGGTGGGCGATGCTGAGGAATTTGCCGATGGCGTCAATGCTGCCGGCGAGCCGTTCGATGGTGCTACGTCGACGCGCGATTTCCTCGTCGAGTTCCTTTAGCAGGCGTTCGGAGTGGCGCATGGCGGCGGGCCTCACGATTGCTGGCGAGCGGCGTGCACGCGCAGGTCGGCCTGCGCCTCTTCATCGAGATGCAGCGCATAAGTGTGGACGGTCAAGATGCTGGCCGCGGCTGCCAGGTAGGTGAGAAAGGCTTTGAGGCTGGTGCGATGGCGGGGTGCCATGGTTTGCTCCATCAAGGCGCCATAAGGTTGGCTGATGGGCGAATATTAGCGATACGCGAATATTTGGTCAATAGCGTAACGCAAATATTTGGGGGTGGCTGCGGGGTTGCGAACTTTTCGGGCAACAAAAAACCCGCCGGGTGGCGGGTTCTTGTGAAGTCGCGGTGGGTTACTGCTTGGGGGTGGGAGGCGTCGGTGCGGCAGGTGGTACGTTGATAATGATTGGCGCTTGAGCCGGTTGTGCCGATGGTGCTGATGCGGTCTTGAATATCTGAGATACCCCAAAGATGGCCGCCAGCATGGTACCGATGATCGTGATCATGGTCGCTAGCGTCCATGTCTTGATGCTCGAATCGACTTTGTGCATGTCCGCTCGCAGCTCGGCCATATCTGCCTTGGCAGCAAGGCCCAATTCGGCCAAGTCGGCCTTAGTGGCCAACGTCGGCAGAATCGTTTGCAACTTCGTTTCGAGGGCTGTGAGTCGGGCTTCCATGCTGCCATCATCACCGCCGTGTCCTCCTCCGTCAACCCCGGACGGTCCGTCATGGGGCGCGGTGACAATGCGCAGTGGTCTACTTGTCATGCTCCTCTTGCTCTTTATTCTGAAGCCAATCAACGATGGCCTTTCGGTTATACAGCCATAGATAACCGCAATTGCTGCACTCAACGGGGAAGACCTCAAGCATGTAACCAGCGGCCAACATCATCCCTTCGGTGCCATAGGGGAGGCCCTGAGTGACGTCTCCCGAACCGTGTGAAATGAGTTCTATGTCATCCCTCCCGCAGGAGGGGCACGTGCCCGATATCCCCTTTGCTTGAGCAAAAGAGGAGAAGTCATTTGGTCGGATGTACGCTCGTTTTTGGTTGCTGTTGGGCATGTGTCACAACCGGTTGTCGTTCCAGATGGCTCGGCCGGCGATTGTGGTCCGATCGTCTGGTGGCAGCATCTTGTCAGGGTGTGCGATTTTGTCGGGGTTGTCGCTACGCATAATCCACACGTGGCCACCAATGCTGGGGTGGTAGTCGCGGACTAGTCGTTTCAAGACAAGGCCGCCCTCGGGGGTGCAGATCGCATAGACCTTGCCTTCCCTTGGCGTAGTGTCTGCCGTATTGAGCAGCACTACGCATCCGTTTTGGATAGTCGGTGCCATGCTGCCGCCGGACGCGTAGATGATCCGGGCAGTCTTTTCCGTAACGCCAAAGTCTTTGAGGCTCGAGCGCTTGAAGGCGAGCCCCCCCTTGACCACTGCGTGATCGGTAAACCTGCCGGAGCCGCACGCGGCTTCAATGTCGAGTTGTGGCACCAGAGCGAATTCGTCGTCTGTAGGTGGGCTAAGTTCGGTGGCTTCAATGTGCGGTGAGTCAAGATACCCGCGCTCCACTCCAGCTGCATCCTCAATCTTCCAAGCGGTTTCCTTGCGCATGCCGCGCCGCTTGCCGGTCTTGGAGTCTTTCGCTCCGTCTCGAAGGTTATAGAACTGCGACAGCGACATCCCGGCCTTTTCTGCGAGCATGGGGGCCCCGTGGAGGCTCTCCAAGTGCCGCATGTTCTGTCGTCTGATCTCGTCGATATCCATGGCGGGATTACATAGCAAAACGCTAAGGCGTGATATATGCGAAACGCTATTGACCTGCGTTTTGCGTATCGCTAACATGGCGGCGTGCAAAGAAGGGTGCGTGCCCATGACGCTTTCCGATTACCTCAAATCTCAACCTCGCGGCGCCGTACTGGCGCTCGCTAAAGCCATCGGTGCCAACGCGCCTGACGTATCGAGTTGGTCGTCTGGACGGCGGTCGGCGCCGATCATCCATTGCGTAGCCATTGAGCGCATCACCGACGGTGCTGTCACGCGCAAAGAGCTGCGTCCCGATGATTGGTATCTGATTTGGCCCGAGTTGGCTGCGATCGATTTCGACCACTTTTCGTGCTCGGGCAACCCGGAAAGCATCGGCGCCTATGACCGATTTGTTTGTGGTGCGAGCCATGGAACTGGTGGTCCAGTTGTCGACAGAGGTTTCCTTGAGTCGTGATCGTCCTACTGCTGGACGATTTCCACGCGCATCGTGCGGTTCTGCTCCTGTCGGTCGGGCGTTGCATCTCGTGTTCTCGCCATTGGTTCGATAACGGAATCTTAGGCGGCAGCACGGCACTAGAAAACGGCCATTTTCACTGGGGTTTACCGTGATCTCTTCCCGCATGTCCGAGGTTGACCAACATGAGGCGCTGTACGGATTGGCGACCCGCTATCCGGGTGGCCTAGCCGGGCTCGCGCACGCGCTTTCGCAGCGGACCGGAAAAAGGGTCTACCTGAATGTTCTGCGCAACAAGTTGCGTCCGGGCATCGACTCGCACCACATCACGCTCGAAGAGTTTTCGATCATCCTCGAGTTGTGCGAGGAGGCGCGTGTGCCAGTTGCGAATGCGCCGCTGGATGCGCTGTGTTGGCGTCATGGCCGGGTGCCCGTGGAATTGCCCGAGGCGGATGCGAACGATCCCAATCCGGCGCATACCGTGTGTCGGGTGATGGCAAAAGTTGGCGACCTGGCCGCGACGGTGGCGAAGGCCGCTGAGGACAACGTCATCACCGAGGCCGAGCTCGAAGCCATTGAGGCCGAATTCCTCAAGGCGCAGGTCGCCTTAGCGACATGGCATGCCGAGATCCGGACGCAGGCTGCCGCGCCGCAACGTCGCAAAGCATGACGCAGCGTTCGCTGACCTGGGTGGCAGAGGCCCGGCGTTTCCATGCCGACATGTCGTGTTGCAGGCCGTCCCGCGTGTCGGTCGGGCTGGCCTGCCAGCGCCCCTATCAACAGTGCTGCGCGGTGCATTACATCCGCTCAGCGCTGCGCCAGCGCGGCGAGAAATCGCTAATCCAGTTCGCCGATCACCTGCTGTCCGCCTGTGGGTGGCCGCTCGGCGAGACGTTTTTTTCGTTCAGCGCGGCCGGCGAGATGTCGTCGCTGGCTGTTGTGTGCGCCAAGCGCTGGCGCGCCATTTCATCCGCGGCCGATCGTGCCGCGTATCGCAATCAGATCCGCGCCGACACGTCGCCCGAATTCGTGGCGACGTTCGACGTGCTGTGCGAGGCCGACGCCGGCTCGCAGTGAGGAATTCCGTGGACTACCCAATCGAACCGATCGACACGATCGAGCGGCGGGGCCGCTCGGCCATGTGCAACGGCCTTGAGCCCGAGATGTGCCCGTACGACTACGACACAGCGCACTGGCGCGCGTGGCAACTCGGCTACGTGGCCGCAGCTCTGGAGGCGGCGCACGCCGTTGCCGCGTGTGTGGATGACGAGGTGGCCGCATGACCGCCGCATTCGTAATCACCGGCGAGGAGTGGCAGGCGCTGGCCGACGTCGACCATCTCGCGTTTCGCCTCTACCTGGTGCTGCGACGTTGCATGGATTTCCGGACGGGCGTGGTCGGCGGGCCGATCAAGGCCATTTCCTGGCAGGCGCTGCGTGAGCACACGGAGGTGCCAGGCCGGCCAGGCGTGCGCTATTTCCGCCCGACCGAGCAGCAACTGCGCCGCCGTGCCGAGCAGTTGGAGAAATGCGGGTTGCTGCGCCGGATCAGCGAAGGGCTGACCCTCAAATTTCGGATGCTGCTGGCGCGCACAGATTCGTGCGTCCAGAAAAAAGCCGGAGGGGGCGCGAGAGGGGAGAAAAAGCCGGAGAACGCCAGTCGTGGCACGGGTTCGCGGCAGGGTGGTGCGGGTAGGCGTGCGGCAAAAGGCGGCACACATCCGTTTCCCGGTAACACCTCTAAACCCTCCTCACCTCCCTTTTCGACGCAGTGTGAGGAGGGGAGAGATGCATCACAAACCGAACCCGGTTTCGATGCAGTGGAGCAAGGGGCCGTCGAGCAGCAAGGGCCCCAGCCCTCAGAGCAACCCCGGCGGGACGCGGCTGCGGTAGGGGATGGCCCTGCGGGCCGGCTTGCAGAGGGCGAAGATGGCGAACGACCGTGGTCGCCTGTGCTGGTGTGGCCGCGACGTATTCCGATGCATGAGCGTGTTGCCGTGGCTCACCAACTGGCCGTGTTGCCGCGGGACCGGTGGCAGCGCCTGCTCGACGAATGGGCGGGCAGCATGGACGGCGGGCAGATCAAGCGGCCGTGGCTGTTTTTCGAGAGCCTCGTCGCCAAAGCCAGCGGGCCGGGCTGGGTGCCCGAGTTCGCGGACCGGGTGCGTGGTGCGCGCGAGCAGCAGGCTCGGGCCGGTGCCGCGTTGCAGGCGCAGCGCCAGGCGCCGGTCGAGGTGCCGCCGGCCGTGGCGGGCTTTTCGCCCACTGTGCAGCGCATGCGTGCGCAGATGAAGCTGCGAGAGCGCCAATGACGACACCTGAGCAAGCCTTTGCAGAAGCGTGCGCGCAGATGTCGCGCCGCGCTAGCCGTGCCGACACGTGGTCGTCCCGAGCCGTGTTCTGGACCGCCGTTCGTGCGGGTGCCGACGCGCTCGGTCGGCCGTGGTCGCAGGTTGCCGAGCGTTGGGCGCACCTGTGGGCGGTTGCCACCGCGGAGCACTTGCCGCCGATTCCGGGGGCCGCCGATGTGGGCGCGGCGCCGGATGTCGCTGCGGCTGAGCAGAACCTTGAGCGGATGCGCGCCATGGTCGGCGCGCGCCGCCGCTGATCCAAGAATCCAAACACCAGGGAGAGCAATGCGTATCGATCCGAGGGAACAGGTTGCAGTCGCCATGAACGCGCGCGGCCAGTTGGCCGACACGGCTGCAGCGAGCGATGTTGTGATGGGTGCGCTCGCTGCGGCCGATGAGTTGGGTAGCGCGCTGTGGCGCCTGCGGTACGGTGAAATCGCGCGGGCGAGCGGGATGGATCGCGCGACCGCGCTGCTGGCGAAGCGCTTGCGCACGAGCGTGCGCGGCCGTGGCCTGCGTGATCGCCGACCGAGCGCCGACGACGGCGGGCCGGACATCTTCCACCGGCTGGCGCGCCGCGCGGTGTGGGAGTGGCTGCACGATGCTTGTCCGGCATGCGGCGGCAAGGTGGTGGGCGGCATGCCGGACGCCGGCCACATCCTCGGGGAGCGAGCCTACAGCTGCGCGGTGTGTCATGGCACCGGCCGCGCGCGCTACAGCGATGCGGAGCGCGCGATGTCACTGGCGCTTGATGTCGACGTGTTCGCGCGGCGTTGGCGCGAACGGCTGGACGCGGCGCTGGCGCTGCTCGATCGCTACGATGGCGACACCGAGCGCGCGGTGACCGCGCAGCTGCGGCCTCTTGCGCAATCGAAACACCTCGCCTAGAATCCGCTCCATCCTGCTGGCACCGTGCACGACGGTGCAGCCCTCCCGGGACACATGACAAGAGCAATAGGAGCCTGGGCGGATCATCGATAGGGAACGTGCGTCCGCAGAATTCATCATCGAAGCCCCGAGTGCGAAAGCCTTCGGGGCTTTGTCTTTTCCGCTTCCCGTTCGGAGTTCGCACATGCCACGCAAGGCGCCGCGCCCGTGCCGTGCGCCGGGCTGTCCCAAATACGCCGCACCCGGCAGTGCCTACTGCGACGAGCATACCGCTCAGCGACGCGAGGCGGAGGCTGCTCGCCGTGGCACCGCCGCAAGTCGCGGCTACGGATCGAAGTGGCAGCGCGAACGGCTCGAGTACCTGAAGCGGAACCCGATCTGCGTGGAGTGCAAGAGGGCCGGCCACGTGGTGCCGGCCAAGATTGTCGACCACATCGTGCCGCATCGAGGTGACCAGCATCTGTTCTGGCGTCGCAGCAACTGGCAGGCGCTGTGCAAGCCATGCCACGACCGCAAGACTGCGCGCGAGGACGGTGGGTTCGCCAACCCTCGGCGCTGAGCGTTGGGCCAACAGGGCGGCAGCGGCGCCCGCTGCTGGGCGCGGTAGGGGGTGGGGAGCCACCCCCTACCCCCGGGGGGGGTGGTCCGATCCCTGGGTCGCCAGCCGTCCCAGACCGCGCTCCAGCTCGATTTTTTAGAGCAGTCGATTTTGAGAGGGGGGGGTTACGCAATCCGCCTCATAGAGCGCACGAAACTAGGCCGGAGGCCGTTTCGCGTGGCTCGCACGAAAAGGAGCCGTCTATGGGCCTGCAAGACAACGAGGCGCCGGACAAATCCGCCGAGACACCTTCGGGGCGGACAGTCGGCGCTGGTAAGGAGATCCGGTCGCCGGCACCGCCGCCGGGCACCAACCTCACGCCGCGCGAGCGCAAGGTGTGGGACTACATCTGCGGACAACTGCGCGAGGCCGGCATGCCGCACCTGACGGCGGGCATCGCCATCGCCGTCGTGTGCCGCACGTTCATCCGCTGGGTCAACACCGAGCTCGAGCTGCAGAACTTCGAGGCATCGAACGGCGGGTCGTACTTCATCAAGACCCCGAAGGGGTACGACCAACCGCATCAACTGTTCTACGCGGCTGCGTCGATCAAGAAGGAGCTCCTCACATGGCTGCCCGAGAGCTGCCTGACGCTGCCGTCTTCGGTGACAGCGCGGGCGAAGCTGGGCGACGAGGGCGTGCAGGACGATCTGTTCGCGGAGCTGTTCGAGCACGGTCTCGAGCGCGTCGCACCCCGAAACAGATTGCCGGTCTGACGCCGGCGGCGCTGCACGAGTGGGACGAGGCGTACGGCCTGCCGGTGCTGCGTGGCGAGATCGTCGTCTGCGAATACGTGTATCTGGCCGTTGAGCGCCATTACCGCGATCTGCGTGATGGTGCCGCGCGCGGCTTGCGCTTCGATCCAGATCGCGCCTGGCACATCATTCGGTTTATCGAACGGTTTTTCGTACACATCAAGGGCTCGTTGGCCGGCCAGCCGATTCTGCTCGATCCATGGCAGAAGTTCTGGACGGCAGTGCTGTACGGCTGGCTCAACGCCGACGGCACGCGGCGCTTCACCCGCGGTTACGAGGAAGTCGCGCGCAAGAACGGCAAGTCGACGTGGAAGGGGCCGCAAGGCGCATACCTCTTCATGATGGACGCCGAGCCCGGCGCCGAAGTGTACGCGGTGGCCACCACGCGCGAACAGGCGATGTCGGTGTTCAAGCCGGCCTTCGACAACCTGCGCCGCTGGGCGCGCCGCTCGCCGGGCGTCAAACGGTCCTTCAAGATCCACGAGGGCCGCAACCTCGAGCAGGTGTCGTTCGACAGCGCCGTGTTCAAGCCGCTGCCGGCCAACGCCGAATCGCTGGACGGGTTGAACCCGCACGCCATCCTCTTCGACGAGCTGCACGCGCAGAAATCGCCGGACGTGTGGGAGGTGATGGAATCCGCCCTGGGTGCCCGGACGCAACCGCTGTTGTCCGCCATCACCACGGCCGGTTTCATCCTCGACGGGGTGTGCACCGAGATCCGGCGCTACCTGGTCGAGGTGCTCAAGGGCGAGCGGCAGGACGACAGTTTTTTCGGCTACATCTACACGCTCGACGCGGACGACGATCCGTTCGACGAGGCCGTGTGGATCAAGGCGAATCCGGGGCTGGGGCTGTCCAAGCTGTGGCACTACATGCGCTCGATGGCCCGCAAGGCGAAGGCGCTGCCCAGTGCCAAGGTCAATTTCATGACCAAGGACCTGAACCTGTGGGTGAACTCGGCCGATGGCTGGATCGACCCCCGGGAGTGGGACAAGGGCGGCAAGCGCTTCGACCCTGCGCAGCTGGCGGGCCGACGTTGCTACGGCGGGATCGACCTGTCGTCGACGCAGGATTTGACCGCGTTCGCGCTGGTGTTCCCGCCGCCCGACGGCGATCCGGACGGCGACTGGCACGTCCTGGTGTGGACGTGGTGCCCGCAGGAAAAGGCCGACACCCAGGCCGCCGAGGACCGGGCGGACTACAAGCGTTGGGCGGAAGAGGGCTGGCTGACCATCACCGACGGCGCCATCACCGATTACCGCAACGTCAAGGCCGCCGTACTCGAGGCGAGTGCCAGGTATGAGGTGGTCGAAGTCGGCTTCGACGTGTGGAACTCCAGCCAACTGGTTGGCGAGCTGCTCGAGGAAGAACTGCCGATGGTTGAAGTGCCGCAGAACTTCAGCGGCATGTATCCCGGTTCCAAACGGTTCGAGGAACTGGTCTACGGCAAGCGCCTGAAGCACGGCGGCAATGCGGTGCTGCGCTGGGCGGTGGCCAACGTGGCGCTGCTGTTCGACACCAACGGCAATTTCCGGCCGGACAAAAAGAAATCGCGCCTGCGCGGCCGGATCGACCCTGCCGTCGCCGTCGTGATGGCGCTCAGCCGCGCGGCCGTGCTGGAAGACAAGAAATTCCAGCTGAGCTCGCTGGACGACGACGACATTCTCGTGATGTGACATGAAAACACTGCTAACCGACGCGGTTGGCCTGGCGGGCCTCGCCTGCCTGGCTGCTGGCGTGCGTCTCCAATTTGGACCCGGCCCGGCGCTGATCGTGGTCGGCGCCGTCCTCCTGCTGGGGGCCGTGGCCGCCGCGCGGCGCAAGGGGGCGGCATGATCTTCGATACGCTCTTCGAGAGTCGCAGCAGCCTCGAGAATCCCGCGGTGCCGCTGACGGGCCGCAACCTGCAGGAATGGCTGCATGGCGATGGCGCGGCCACCGTCACCGAGCAGACCGCGATGCGGCTCACGGCGGTCTACTCCTGCATCAATGTCTTGTCGACAGCGCTGGCCCAGCTGCCGGCGGTGGTGCTGCGGCGCCAGGGCGACAAGATCAGCCCGGCCACCGATCATCCAGCGTACTACCTGTTGCACGACGAGCCGAACGCCTGGCAAACGAGCTACAAATGGCGCGAGACCAAGCAGGCGCATGTGTGCGGCTGGGGCAACGGCTACAGCGTGATCCGTCGCAACCGCGCGGGAGAGGTGGTCGAGCTGCAGCGCAGCCTGCCCTGGCAAACCAGCCTCGTGCGGATCGGCAACCGCTGGACGTACAGCACGCTCGACGAGGACGATTTCCCGCTGGCGGTCGCACCCGAGGACATGATCCACATCCGGGCGCTGGGCTCCGATGGGCGGATGGGCATCAGCCCGATCCGCCAGCACGCCGAAACCATCGGCCTGGGCCTGTCGGTGCAGCGCTACGGCAAGGAATTTTTCGACGGTGGCGGCCGGCCGACTGGCCTGCTGACGGTCAAGGGCGATCTGCAGGAGAAATCCTGGGAGCGGCTCAAAGCCTTCTGGTCCAAAGCGGTCGCACGGCTGAAACAGTCCGACAACAAGACGCTGCTCTTACCGGCCGATCTGGATTACAAGTCGATCAGCATCGCGCCGGAGGATGCCCAATACCTTGAAACGCGCAAGTTCAATCGCTCCGAGATCGCCAGCCTGTACAACGTGCCCGGGCACATGATCAACGATCTGGAGCGCGCCACGTTCTCGAACATCAGCGAGCAGGGCGTCGGGTTCGTGCGCTACACGATGATGCCCTGGGTCGTGAACTGGGAGCAGGAGATCAATCGCAAGGTGTTCACGCCCGCCGAGCGCCGCGCCGGCTATTACGTGAAATTGAACCTGGCGGCGCTGCTGCGGGGCACGCCGAAAGAGCGCGCCGAGTTCTATCACTACGGCATTACCGATGGGTGGCTGGACCGCAACGAGGCCCGCGCCCTGGAAGACCTCAACCCGCGAGAGGGGCTGTCCGAGCTGCTCATCAGCGTCAACGCCAGGCCGCTCAACGAAGCCACGCCGGCCGCGGCGCCCGTCACGCAACCCTGAGAAAACCATGACCGACATTGAGAAGCGCATGCTGCCCGGGCAGCTGTGCGAACTGCGCTCGTCCGAAGCCGGCGCCGCTGAGAGTGAGCCGACGATCTACGGCTATGCCGCCGTATTCAGCACGCGCAGTGCGCCGATCGCCGGCTTGTTCGTCGAGGAGATCATGCCCGGCGCGTTCGATGGAGTGCTCGGCGACGACGTGCGCGCGCTGTTCAATCATGACCGGAATTTCGTGCTGGGCCGCACGCGCAGCAACACGCTGCAGCTCTCGGTTGACTCGCGCGGGCTGGCCTACACCATCACGCCGCCGAACACGCAGACGGTGCGCGATCTGGTCTTGGCGCCGATGGCGCGCGGCGACATCACAGGCTCGAGCTTCGCTTTCCGGGTCGCTGCAGGCGGCGACGAGTGGCGCCAGGATGGCGATCTCGTTGTGCGGACCATCCACCGGTTCGAGACCCTCATCGACGTTTCCCCGGTGACCTTCCCGGCCTATGACGAAAGCCATACCGCACAGCGCTCGCTGACGGCGTGGCGACAGGCGCGCGACGAGAAAGCTCACGTCGCGGCAATCAATCAGCGTCGCGCACGCGAACGCTTCCTTGAACTCCTCAACATTTAATGGAGATGGTATGACCCTGGCTGAACTGAAGCAGAAGCGTGCAAAGATCGCTGCCGAAATGCGCGCGCTGAACGACAACATTGGCGAGGCCGCGTGGAATGATGAACAGCGCTCGCGCTGGGACGCCATGCGTGCGGATCTCAAGAAGCTCGACGAGCAGATCGAGCGGGAGGATGAGCTGCGCAGCGCGGAACAGCGCTACGTCGAGAGCAACGCCGACGACCTTGCCCAGCAGGCACGACAAGCCGCCGCCGCGGCTGCAGGCCAGCCCACGGACGACGAGCGCCGCGCCGCCGCCTTCGACCATTTCCTGCGCGAAGGCGTCGGCGAGCTGTCCGCCGAGGAGCGCAGGGCGCTGCAGGAACTGCGCGCGCAGGGCGCGAGCGCGCCGGACAAGGGCGGCTACACCGTGCCGCGCACCTTCCTGTCCAAGGTGGTCGAGCAGTTGGTGACGTACGGTGGCATCGCCAGCGTTATGCAGAACCTGACCACGGACGGCGGCGAGCCGATCGATTGGCCGGTGGCGCTGGGTGTAGATGAGGAGGGCGAGCTGCTCGGCGAGAACGAGGCGGCGAGCGAAGACGACATCGATTTCGGCAGTGGCAGCCTCGGTGCTCACAAACTGTCGTCGAAGGTCATCCGCGTCAGCAACGAGCTGCTGAGCGACTCCTCCATCGACATCGAAACGTTCCTCGCCGGCCGCATCGCGTCGCGCATCGGCCGCGCCGAGTCGCGCCTGCTGGTGCAGGGCACGGGCGGCGGTAAGCCGCTGCAGCCTCGAGGGCTGGCCGCGTCGGTGGCAATCACCAAGAACACCGCGAATGCCGCAAAGCTGACCTGGCAGGAGGTCAATACGCTGATTCACGCGGTAGACCCGGCCTACCGGAATGCGCCGATGTACCGCCTGGCCTTCAACGACCAGACGCTGCAGACGCTCGAGGAGCTCGTCGACGGGAACGGCCGCCCGCTGTGGCTGCCGGGCCTGGATGCGTCCGCGCCGGCGACGATCCTGAAGCGGCAATACGTGATCGATCAGGCGATCGACGACATCGGCGCCGGCAAGAAATTCATGTACGGCGGCGACTTCAACCAGTTCATTCTGCGCCGCGTCCGCTACATGGCGATTAAGCGCCTGGTCGAACGCTACGCGGAATACGATCAGGTCGGGTTCCTGGCATTCCACCGTTTCGGCTGCGTGCTGCAGGACACGTCCGCAATTGCGGCGCTGGTCGGCAAGCCGGCTGCGTAAAGGGGCGGGCCGCGAGAGCGGCCCGCTGTTCAGATGATCGAGATTTCCGAGATCCGCGAGCAACTGCGCATCGAGCCGGAAGAAACGAGCGATGCGCTGCTGCAGCGCTACCTGCGCGCGGCGCTGCGCCATATCGAAAGACGGACCAATCGCAAGCTCTATCCGGCCGGCGAAACGCTGCCGGCGGATGCGCCGGACAACGCGCTCCAGCTGGACGACGACCTGGTGCTGGCGGCTCTGCTGCTGATCGGTCATTTCGACGAAAACCGCTCGGACAGTACGGCCGCCGCGATCCGGTCGATTCCGACGGGCGCGGCCGCGCTGATCGACTCCTATCGGTGGTTCTACGATTCGTAGGTGATGCATGCAGCGAGGCAAATACAACCGGCGCATTGTGCTGCAGCGCCGGGAGAAAGGGCGCGCGCCGTCCGGGCAACCCGTTGATGCCTGGGTGGACGTGGCCAGGCCCTGGGCACGCGTGCTGGGCCAGAACGGCAGGGAGTTCATCGCATCGGATCGCGAAACGGCTGAGCGCGAGGTGAGCCTGCGCATCCGGTACCGGCCCGACGTGACGGCAGCCTGGCGCGTGATCCTTCGTGACCAGCCGTGCGACATCAAGGCCGTGCTGCCCGATGAAGAGAGGCGCCAGCATGTCGATCTGGTTGTCACGGTCGGCGCGAGCGAGGGGTAACCATGCTGAAAATGACGAGTGATCTGCTGGAGGCTATCGATGGCCTCGAGGCGGATGTTGTGGAGGGCTATGTCGTCCGGCCGGTGGCGCATGCCGGCGCGCTGGTGTTCTATGAGGAGGCGCGCACGCTGGCGCCGGTGTATAGCGGGCCTGCGCAGAAACGGGTACGCCCGGGGCAGCTCAAGAACGCGATCTATCGTGTATTCAACCGGGACAAGCCCGATAGTGGCCGTGCGAGCTACAGCATCAGCTGGAACGCGGTGGCGGCACCGCACGGCCACCTCATCGAAAACGGCCACTGGCTGGTCAAGAAGCGCAAGGGGCGCAAGCGTCGGATCCGATGGGTGCCGGCGCAGTCGTTTATCCGGCGGGCTTTCGACCGGGCGCCCGATGCCGTCGAGGCGATGCAGCGGCGGGCGCGCGACAAGGTGGCGGAGGTGCTGAAGAAAACCGTGGTCGACGATTTCGGCGACGAGGTAGCGGTCGGGGGTAGCGATGACAGTTGAGGCCAACATCCGCCGAGTCGTCGCGCCGTTCGTCGACGATCGCGTTTTCCCCGACGAGGCACCGCCCGACACGCCGTTGCCCTACGTGACCTACCAGCAGATCGGCGGCTTGCCCTTCACGTTCCTCGACGGCGTGCCCGACCAGCGCAACGGCCGATTTCAATTCAACCTCTGGGCGGCCACGCGCGACGAGGCGAGCGGCCTGATGCGCGCTATCGCCGACGCGGTGGAGCTCGACCCTGTGCTGCAGGCGACCCCGCTGGGCGAGCTGGCCGGCACGGTCGAGCCGATCACCAAGCTGCGCGGCGCCCAGCAGGATTTTTCGATCTGGTTTGCGCGGTAGCACCCGCCGCGCCCGCATCTTCCCGCCCGCCTCGCGCGGGCTTTTTCTTTTCAGGAGACCCCCATGTCTGTACGTCTACCCAACGGCACGACGTTCGCTATTGCGGCCAGCTATGGCCCGGCCAAGGCGTTCACGGCTGCCACCAATGCGAAGCCCGCGAAGCTGTCGAGCGTCGCACACGGCTTCGCCAAGGGCGCAGTCCTCGAAGTTTCCTCCGGCTGGGCTCGCCTGGACGGGCGCGTCGCGCGCGCGGATGCCGTCACGGTCGACGCCTTCGCACTCGAGGGCATCGACACCACGAACACCGACATCTATCCCGCGGGCACGGGCATCGGCTCCGTGCGTCCGGTGCTGACTTTTCAGCAAATCTCGCAGGTGCTGCAGTCGGCGGCATCGGGCGGTGACCAGCAGTTCTACAACTACTCGTTCCTGGAGGACACGGGCGACGAGAAGCAAATCCCGACGATCCGCAGCGCACGCTCGTACACGCTGACGATCGCCGACGACCCGACCCTCGCGCACTACGCGCTGCTGGAGGCGGCCGACGAGGACCGCGAGCCGCGTGTGGTGCAGATGAAGTTGCCCAGCGGCGCACCGATCTACTTCAGCGCCTATGTCTCGTTCTCCAAGGTGCCGACCACGACCAAGAACGAGGCCATGGCCCTCACTGTCACTCTGTCCCTCACGGGCGAGGTGACCCGATACACGGCAGGAGCCTAACCCTCATGTTCAGCATCAATCCGAAACCCACTTTCGCGGCTGAGGCCACTATTCCCGTGGCCGGCGGCGGCACCGAGAAACTGAATCTGCTGTTCAAGCACAAGCGGCGCGATGACGTGCGGGAGTTTTTCGCACGGGCGAGCGAGGGCGCCGATGGTGAATCCGATGCCGACGTGCTGCTCGAAATCGTCGAGGGCTGGGAAGACGTGGACGCGCCGTTCTCGCGCGAGGCGCTCGACCAGCTCGTGCAGAACTACCCGGCCGCACCGCGCGCAATCTTCGACACCTACCTCGCCGAGTTGACCGGCCAGCGCCGGGGAAACTGATCGAGGCGGCACAGCGGCTGTACTGGCGCCCGCCGAACGCTGACCAACTGGCGGCCTTCGGCCTCACGCTCGCCGACGTACAGCCCGAGCCGCTCAGCATCTGGCCGGAGAACGCAGCCACTGTGGAGGCATTTGTCCATCTGGGCACGCAGTGGCGCATCGGCGCCCGTGGGCCCCTCGGCCTGGACTATGCGGTCATTCCGGTGGTGCTGCAGCTGCTGCGCGTGCCGCCCGACGATCACGCCGACGTGTTCGCCGGCATTCGCATCATGGAACACGCCGCGCTGGCGGAAATGAACGGGGGTTGAGATGGCAGAAGCGGTCGGCAATGCGGTCGTCGGCAAGGCGACGCTCGTGGTCGATGCCGACGCCACAGGCGTCAAGGCGGGCATGGGCGAGGCGCGCGCGGCGGTTGTGGCGCTGGAGAGCGTTACGGCCACCTCGGGCAAGAAATCTGCGCGCAACATCCAGACAATCGGCGAGGCCGCCACCGGTGCCGCCGGCAACATGGACGCGGCCGCCAGCCGCTTCCTGAAGGGCCTGGAGCGGCAGGCGGACCGCGCCGGCAGGACCGCTGCGGAGTACGCCGCGCTGCGCGCCGAGCAGCTCGGCGTATCGCAGGCTGCTGCGCAGTACATCGAGCGGATGCGTGTCGCCGAGGTCGCCAACAAGGCGGCCGACACATCCACGCAAAACCTTGGCATGTCGGCCCGCCAGACCGCCGCCGCGATGCGGATGGTGGCGCCGCAGATGACGGACATTGTGACGCAGCTGGCGGGCGGTCAAAGCCCGCTGCTGGTGCTCACGCAGCAGGGCGGCCAGCTCAAGGACATGTTCGGCGGCATCGGGCCGGCTATCCGGGGCGTGGGCGGCTATGTCGCGAGCCTGGTTACCCCGACCACGTTGGCCGCTGCCGCTGCTGTAGCGCTGGCGTTTGCGTGGTCGACGGGCGCGCAGGAGGCGCGCGGCTATACGAACGCGCTCATCATGACCGGGCACTATGCCGGCATCTCGAGCGCTCAGCTGAACGGCATGGCGGAGGGGGTGTCGCGCGTCATCGGCACCCAGCATGGCGCGGCTGACGTGCTGACGCGGCTGACGGCTACCGGCCGGGTGGCCAGCGAGCAGATGAGCCAGGTTGCGGTCGCTGCAATCGCCATGGAGAAAGCGACCGGGCAATCGATCGACGAGACCGTCAAGGATTTCGTCAAGCTGGCTGAGGAACCGGCCAAAGCGTCGGTCAAGCTCAACGAGCAATACCACTACCTAACCGGCGCGATCTACGAACAGATTGCCGCGCTGGAGCGGGCCGGCCAGACCGACGAGGCGGCAGCGCTCGCACAAAAGACCTACGCCGCCGCCTTGGCTGACCGCGCGATGGAGGTGCGCCGCAACGTCGGTTACATGGAGCTGGCGTGGATCGGGTTGACCGATGTGGCCAAGAAGGCGTGGGATGCGGTCGCCGGCATCGGCCGCGCCGATACGCCGGCCGACAGGCTCAACGGCCTGTATCGCGCCATGGCGCAGCAGGAGAAAGAGCTCGCCGAGGCCCGGGCCAAGGGCTACAACACCGTTCAGCTGGAGGCAGCGCTCAACGCCAATCGCGCCAAGCTGCAGCAGTACAACGACACCGTCGTCGGCGACGCCAAGAAGGCGGCCGATCAGGCGGCCAAGCAGCGTGCTGAGGACGACCGGATCGCCGCGCGCACTTCGATCGATGCGCTGATGAAGAGCGTGCGATCGCGCCAGCAGATCCGCGACGACGATCTCAAAAAATTCAAGGCCGACGCGGAGAAAGCCGGCCTGACGGCGGCGGAGTACGCCAAGGGCGTCGCCGCCATCAACGAGAAATACAAAGACAAGGCGCAGGGGGCACGCACCGAGGACGCCGGCACGCGCATGCTCGAGCAGTTGCGCAAGACCGGCGCGGCGCTGGCCGCCCAGCAGACTGTCGACGAACAGTTGACCGCCGGCCAGAAGGCGCGGGCCGAGTTCGAGCAGCAGATCGCGGACATCAAGACCCGCCAGACGCTCACGGCGGACCAGAAAAGCCTGCTGGCGCACCAAGACGAGATCCGGGCCCAACTGGACCTGAATGTCGCGGCCGAGCAGGCGATCCAGAAGCGCAAGGACGAGACGGCCGAACTCGAGAAACAGCGCAAGCTGCTTGAGGACGCACGTCAGCAGGCCGAGGGCATGCGCGTGCGCATCGCCGACGCCGCGCAGGCGCGCAGCGAGCAGTTCGGCCGCCAGCTCGATGCCTTCGGCCTGGGCCAGCGCGCCAACGAGGAATTGGCCGCCGCGAAGTCGATCTACCGCGAGTTCGGCTCGATGCGCACCGACTGGAACAAGTCGATGACGAAACGTGGCCTGGCCGGGTCCGATCTGTACAAGGACGGGCTCGCCCAGATCAACGCCAGCGAGCAGGAGGCGCTGCAGCAGCTGGGCGCCTATTACGACGCGCTGGCGGCCAAGCAGTCGGACTGGAAATTCGGCGCGCTGTCGGCGCTGGCCGACTACCGGGACGCCGCGGCCAACGTTGCCGCGTCGGCTCAACAGCTGTTCTCCAACGCCTTTCAGTCGATGGAGAGCGCCGTCGCCAAGTTCGCCACGACCGGCAAGCTGGATTTCAAAAGCTTCGCGCTGAGCGTGATCGAGGACCTGGCGCGCATTCAGGCGCGGGCCGCGATTTCCGGGCTGGCGCAGATGGGGATCGGCCTGCTCGGCAGTGCGCTGTCCGCTGGCGTTGGTGCGTTCTCCGGTGCGAGCACGGCGGCAGCCGGTAGCGGAACGGTGCCGGTCTCTGGCGACCTGCTCTATGGCGGCAGCATGCAGGCGCCGAGCTACGGCAGCGGCGTGTTTCTGAGTGGCGCACGCGCTGGGGGCGGTTCCGTCGACGCGGGCGGCCTGTACCTGGTCGGCGAAGAGGGGCCCGAGCTGTTCAAGCCGAGCGGCTCGGGCTCGATCGTGCCGAACCACGCCCTGGGCGGCGGTGACGTGACCGTCAATGTGATCGGCGCGCCGAGTCAGCCGGAGGTGCGCCAGTCCACCGATGGCAACGGCAACAAGCAGATCGATCTGATCTTCAAAGAAATGGACCGCCGTATCGACAACCGCATCCAGCGCGCGACGATGCAGGGCGGTCTTCTGTCGCGGTAGAGAGGGCAATCGTGGCAATCGAAACATTCACCTGGCGGCCGGTTGGGTCGGTGCAGGGCAGCGTGAAATTCCTCGCGCTCAGTGCGCAGTTCGGAGATGGCTACCAGCAGGTGGCCAAAGACGGCATCAACAACCGTACCAGCAGCTGGCCGCTCCGATTCGTGGGCGGCAAGGCCCGGGTGCAGGCCATTCAGGCATTCATCGACCGGCACGCCGGCGCCAAGTCGTTTTACTGGACCCCGCCGCTCGGCGCGCGCGGGCTTTTTCGTATTGGCGAGTACACGCCGGCCGTCGAGGTGGGCGCCGTGTATTCGCTGTCGGCAACCTTTGTTGAGGCATTTGCGCCGTGACGTTGAAACTCCTCCAAATCAACCTGGGTACCCCACCGGCAGGCCGGGATGGGAACACCAATCGCGAGTCGAACGCGAAGACCAACGACAACATGGCCGCAATCGAGGCGTTTTCCAACGCGTTGGCCGGTGACGTGACGGCGATCCGGGCCGCTGCCGATGCGCTGTCGTCCGATGCCACGTCGCACTCGGGCAGTGTCGCCATGTTCGCCTGCAAGACGCCCCCCGCCGGCTGGCTCAAATGCAACGGCGCAGCGGTCTCGCGCACGACCTACGAACGGCTGTTCAAGCTGATCGGCACCACGTTCGGCGCTGGTGACGGGGCGGCGACGTTCAACCTCCCCGAGCTGCGCGCGGAATTCCCGCGCGGCTGGGACGACGGGCGCGGTGTCGATTCCGGGCGGGCGTTCGGCTCGTCGCAGGCCCAGGCGCTGAGCTCGCACCAGCACAAGACGCCGATTGGCTTTGATGGCAGCAACCTGTTCGGCTGGGGCGATAGCAGTGCCACGCCGATTTTCGGCTCCGAGGTGCAATCGGGCGTGCTGCGGGTTGTCGGCTCCGTAACGCAAAGCGGTGGTGCTGCTCGTATCGGTTACACGGACGTGACGCCGATGGGCGTGAGCGGTGAGACCCGCCCGCGCAACGTGGCGCTGCTCGCCTGCATCAAATACTGAAAACCATGCGCATCCATCACTACGATCACGTTACCGGCGAGTGGCTGAAGTTGGGCACCGCCGACGACAACCCTCTTGAGCCGGATAGCCCCCTCATCCCGGCCTACGCGACCGCCACCGACCCTCCTGCCGTTGCCGCTGAGGCCGTCGCGTTGTACCTGGACGCGAGCGGCGCGGCCGCGCGCAACTGGTGGGAAGGCGCGTGGCAGGTGCGGGCCGATTTCCGCGGCGCGCCGCTTTATCGCACCGCCGACGGCACGGTCTACGACTACAGCGGGGCGTACCAAGGCATTGGCCCGCTGCCGGCCGACCTGACGCAACTGGCCCGGCCGACCGTGGCGCATATCTGGGATGGCGCGGCCTGGGAGCTGGACGAGGCGTTGCGCGCCAGTCTGCACCGGGCCGATGGGCTGGTCGAGCGGAGCATCCGCATGAAGCAAGCGCGGCGCGCGATCGAGCCGCTGCAGGCGGCGGTCGACCTGGCCGATGCGACTGAAGCGGAGGCCGCGCGGCTCGTCGCCTGGCGGCGCTATCTGGTGGCGCTGAACCGCGTTGACCTTGACGCGGATCCTGTTGCCTGGCCGGTGGCCCCTGACGCATGAAGATCACCGCTGATATTCAGCGCCTCGAGCCTGGGGCGCTGGTCGAGCTGTTCGAGCTCGACGCAACCGCTGTGGGCGGTGACATGCGCCGCTTCCATGGATACGCGCAGGTTGGGTCCATCTGGTGGGCGGGCAACGAGTATGGACCCTGGCCGATTGAGGCGACGGGCTTTGAGCGGACCGGGCAGGGTCAGCAGCCGGCGCCGCGGCTGGCCGTCGGCAATGTCGACGGCTCGATCTCGGCGCTGTGCCTGTACACGGCCGATCTCGTCGGCGCCGAGGTGCGCCGCCGCCGCACGCTGGGCCGGTTCCTCGATGCACGCAATTTCCCCGAGGGTAACCCGGAGGCCGATCCAGCCGAAGAGCTGCCGGTCGAGGTGTGGTTCGTCGAGCAGAAGACCGCCGAGACAAAGGAAACGGTGGAATTCGAGCTCTCCAGTGCTCTCGATTTCAACGGCGTGCAACTGCCCCGTCGCCAGATCGTCGCCAACGTCTGCGGGTGGCTGATGGTTGGCGGCTACCGCGGGCCGGAGTGCGGCTACACCGGCGCCGCGATGTTCGACCGCGACGACAACCCGGTGGGCGACCCGTCGCTCGACCGGTGCGGCGGCCGGCTGTCGTCGTGCAAATGCCGCTTCGGCGTGAACGAGCCCCTGCCTTTTGGTGGGTTCCCTGCGGCTGACCTGATTCGGACCTGACATGCAAGAGACAACACTCGACGCGGCGCGCCGGCACGCCGCGCGCGAACACCCGCGCGAAGCCTGCGGGCTGGTGGTGGTGGTCAACGGCCGCGAGCGCTACGTGCCATGCCGAAACGTGGCCGTCGGCACCGAGCATTTCGAGATGCCGGCCGAGGACTACGCGGCGGCCGAAGAGCTTGGCGAAGTGCTGGCGGTGGTGCACAGCCACCCGAACGCCAGCGCGGAGCCCAGCGAGGCCGATCGCGTGGCCTGTGAGGCGTCCGCGCTGCCCTGGCACGTCATCGCGTGGCCGGCCGACGACGTACGCACGATCGAACCCTGCGGCTACCGGGCGCCACTGGTGGGCCGGCAATTCGCGCACGGAATCCTCGACTGCTATTCGCTGGTGGCCGACTGGTACGACCGTGAGCGAGGCATCTACCTGCCGGATTTCGAGCGCCGTGACAACTGGTGGGCCGAGGGCGGCGATCTGTACATGCAGCACTACGCCGAGGCCGGATTCCGGGTCGTGTCGCAGGACACCCCCGAGCGCGTAGGCGACGTGATCCTCATGCAGGTACGCGCGCCGGTACCGAACCATGCGGCGGTGTACCTGGGGGGCGGGCTGATGCTGCATCACCGGCATGGGCGGCTGTCGTCGCGTGACGTGTATGGCGGCTACTGGCGCGAAATCACGCGCTGCGTGCTGCGCCACCACAGGGAGGGGTAGGAGATGGAACAGAGAATTCGGACGGTGCGCCTGTATGGACGGCTGGGCGCGCGTTTCGGCCGGGTGTTCCGCCTGGCGGTCGGCAGCCCGGTCGAGGCTGTGCGGGCGCTTTGCGTGCAGGTGGAGGGCTTTCGCCGTGAACTGGCGACGAGCCATGAGCGGGGTATCCGCTATGCCTGTTTCGTCGGGCGCCGCAACATCGGCGAGGCGGAGCTCGAATTGCCGCCCGGCGCGGACGACATTCGCATTGCGCCGGTGCTCGCCGGCGCCAAGCAGGCGGGCTTGTTCCAAACCATTCTCGGCGCCGTGTTGATCGCAGCGGCGACGTTCTACACCGGTGGGTTCGCTGGCATCGGTGCGGGTGGATTCGGCGGGTTCATGGGCGCCATGGGCGTCTCGATGATGTTGGGTGGCGTGGTGCAGATGCTGTCGCCACAGCAGGCTGGCCTATCCGTCAGTGATGGCCCGGACAACGGCGCCAGCTACAACTTCAATGGGCCTGTGAACACCAGCGCCCAGGGCAACCCGGTGCCTCTCCTCTACGGCGAGATGGTGGTCGGTTCGGCGGTGATCTCGGCAGGGATCTACGCCGAGGATCAGGTCTAGCCCCTAACCCACAGCATTGGATCGATACATGCGCAACATCATCGGCTATGGTGGCGGCAAGGGCGGTGGCAGTAGCAGTAGCAGCACGCCGACCGAGGCGCCGGACAGCCTGCACTCGGTCGCCTATGCGCGCGTGCTGGATCTCGTCTCCGAGGGCGAAATCGCGGGCCTGGTCAACGGCCTGCAGAGCATTTTTCTCGAAGGCACGCCGTTGGCCAACGCCGACGGCACGCTCAATTTCCAGAATGTCGCCATCGACTTTCGTCCGGGCACCCAGGATCAGGATGCGATTCCGGGGTTCCCGTCGGTCGAGAATGAAACCGCCGTCGGCGTCGAGCTCACGGCGACTACGCCCTGGGTGCGGGCGGTCACGAACACCCAACTGTCAGCAGTGCGCGTGCAACTGTCGGTGCCGGCGCTGTCCCGCGCGGATACCAGCACGGGCAACATCACCGGCTACCGGGTCGAATATGCGATCGACCTAGCCGTAGACGGAGGCGCGCCGCAGCAGGTGCTGGTCACTGCGTTCGACGGCAAGAAATCCAGCAAGTACGCACGCACACACCGCATCGAACTGCCGCCGGCGAAAGCCGGCTGGACGATTCGCGTGCGCCGCGTCACGCCCAACGCGAACAGCGGCACGATCGCCGACGTGACGCGGATCGAATCGATCGCCGAGGTGATCGACGCCAAGTTGCGTTACCCGAATTCGGCGCTGATCGGCGTGCGCGTCGACGCGCGCCAGTTCAGCAGCGTGCCGACGCGCTCGTATCATTTGCGGGGCCGCATCATCCGCGTGCCGAGCAACTATGACGCATTCACCCGTACCTACACGGGCTTGTGGGATGGCACGTTCCAGGTTGCCTACAGCAATAACCCCGCGTGGGTGTTCTATGACATCGTGCTGCACCGCCGGTGCGGGCTGGGCGATCGCGTCAGCGCGGACATGGTCGACAAGTGGGCGCTGTACCAGATCGGCCAATACTGCGACGAGCTGGTGCCCGACGGCCGTGGTGGGCAGGAGCCGCGCTTTACCTGCAACTGCTACCTGCAGCAGCGCAACGACGCATACCCCGTTCTGCAGGATCTGGCCGGCGTGTTCCGTGGCATGGCCTACTGGGCCGCAAGCAACGTGGTTGCGGTCGCGGACATGCCGTCAACGGCCTCGTACCTGTTTCACCCGGGCAACGTGATCGACGGTCGATTCACCTATGCTGGCAGCGCCCGGCGGTCTCGGAAGACCGTCGCGCTTGTGTCGTGGAATGATCCGGCAGACCGGTACATCGCCAAAGTGTGCCCGGTACTGGACGAGGAGGGCATCGCACGCTACGGCATCCAGCAAGCCGAGGTGACTGCGTTCGGCTGCACGTCGCAGGGCCAGGCGAACCGCGTCGGCCAGTGGATCCTGCTGACCAGTCGCTTGGAAACCGAGACCGTGACATTCCGGGTCGGGCTCGATGCGGCGGTGGTGATGCCGGGTTCGATCATCGAGGTCGCTGACCCGGCACGCGCAGGCCGTGCCAATGGTGGTCGCGTCCGCTCGGCCGCTGGCCGGACGGTCGTGCTCGATCGGCCGGTGGCGGTCAAGGAAGGCGATACGCTGCTGGTGAACCTGCCGGACGGTACCGCACAACGAAGAACCATCTCGCGGGTTGATGGGCAAAGCCTGACCGTTTCAGCCGACTGGTCGCAGCCGGTGCAGGCGGCGGCGGTGTGGTCGGTCGAGAGTGCGGATCTCAAAACGCAGTTGTTTCGGGTGGTGTCGGTAAGGGAGGACGAGGGCCTAACGTTCGAGATCTCGGCGCTCGAGTACAACCCATCGAAGTTCGCGGCGATCGACCACGGCACGCGCATCGAGGCGCGGCCGGTGTCGGTGTTGCCGCCATCCGTGCAGCCGCCGCCGACCGATGTGACGCTGTCCACCTACAGTGCCATCGATCAGGGTATCGCCATCACAACGATGGTGATCGACTGGCAGCCAGCCGCTAGCGCGGTCGCCTATACGGTCGAATGGCGCCGTGACAATGGCGAGTGGGTAACGGCCGGCCGCACGGGCTCACAGAGCATCGAGGTGCGTAGCATCTACGCCGGCACGTACGTTGCGCGGGTGCGCGCGATCAACGCGCTCGACGTGGCGTCGCTGCCGGCCTATTCGGCGGAGACCCGGCTCACCGGCAAAACCTCGCCGCCGCCGGTCGTGGGCACGCTGATCGCCACGGCCATCGTGTTCGGGATCCGGCTCGACTGGGCATTCCCGACCGGGCCGCTCGATGTGGAGCGGACCGAGCTCTGGTGGAGCAAAACGCCGGATCGCGCGGCGGCGACGAAGCTGGGCGATTTCGCGTTCCCCGCCAACACGCACACGCTGATGGGGCTGGCCGCCGGCGCGACGTTCTATTTCTGGGCGCGTCTGGTCGATAAATCCGGCAATGTCGGCGCGTGGTACCCGTCCGGCAATGGGGTGCTGGGCATGAGCAGCGACCGGGCATCCGACATCCTCAGCTACATGAAAGGGGAAATCGGTAAAACGCTGCTCTCCGCCGATCTGCTGTCGGTGATCGAGTCGATTGATCCGCCGATGGCGGGCAGCGACGAGGATTTCGCCGGCGACGACACCGTCTATGCCGGGATTGTGTCGACGCAGTCGGTGCTTGAGGAGGCTGGTCGCGCCATCGCGCAGCAGGTGACGACCATGCAGGCCACGGTCGCGCAGAGCAGTGCGGCGGTGCAGGTGGCCCAGCGGGCGGTTGCCGAGCAGGGCGGCAAGCTGGCGGCGATGTACACCATCAAAACGCAAATCGCGGCCAACGGCCGGACCTACCTGGCCGGGATCGGCGTCGGCGTGGAGAACGACAACGGTGTCATCGAGAGCCAGGTGTTGATCGCCGCCGACCGGTTCGCGGTGCTGCACCCGAATGGCGCCAACGTGTTCACGCCGTTCGTTGTGCAGGGCGGGCAGGTGTTCATGGATTCGGCGTTCATCGCCGACGGCACGATCACCAGCGCCAAGATCGGCGATTCGATCCAGTCGAGCAATTTCGCAGCCGGTCAGACCGGATGGCGGCTCAGTAAGTCGGGGCTGTTCGAGAACAACGGCAACGGCTCCGGCGGCCGGCGCGTCGACACCAGCGCGCTCACGCAGATCTACGACAGCAACGGCACCCTGCGCGTGCGCCTGGGGGTGTGGTGATGGCGGTCGGCCTGGAGATCTACAACGCCGCCGGCGTGCGCACATTCAGTACAAACGACCGGGTCGGCCGGGTGTTGGGTACCACGTACACCGGCACGGCGGACGGCTCAATTTCACATGGAGAGTTGGTGAATGGCCAAGGGTTTTGCACGTGTCTGCCTCTCGGTTTTATCCCGGGGCCAGGCGATTACTGGGTGGCGTTCCCGTCGGTGGTGCGCGACGGCACGACCATCCGATGGGCGTTTCCGGAGTGGAGCAGCAGTCCTACTGCTCGCCGCGTCAACTGCCTGCTTGTTTTCGGCGTGTGGTAGTGGTGGTGATGGTGGAGGGGGTGACGAAGTGCCGGCAGGGCTGACTGTGTATGGCGAACATGGATTCGTCCAAATTACCGAGGCGTACGGCAACCTGGCATTGCGCCAGAAATCGACCGTCACGCCGGCCAGCAGTGGCCGCGCCGCGCTCGCCTTCTCGGCGAGCCGCCCGTTTGTGTGCATCCAGTCGGCCAACCCGGTTGCGCTGCTCGGCTCGAGCAACAGCGGCACCGACTGGACGGTGAATTTCTCGGCGCCGGCACAGGCGCCGTTCACGGTCTACGTTTTCGACGAGCCGACGGCGTCCAGCGGTCAGCCCGGGTTGCAGGTGTTCAAGCCGGACGGCTCGCTCGCGTTCGATTCTGGCCTGGCCTACCTGAAGGTCGCCGGAGTGGTGACGCCGCCTTCGGGCGCGCCGGCCTACGGCCAGTCGTGGGAGGCGAGCCCCGTGGTGGCGGGCAGCTACGCGGCCTGCATTTCGTACACGCGCACCGGTATCTACGCGGTGCCCGGTACCGACACGCTGTTCGTCGCTGACCACGTCTACACCACGTCGACCGGCGCGGGGCTCAAGCTGCTGCAGTACACGCACCGCGGCGCCTGGAATCAGGGCGACGGCGCCGGCCTGAAAATCGACACGGCCAACCCGCCGCAGATCGTGCTGGTCGACGTTTCCCAGCTGTAGCGCGCACCCCCATCCACCAACACCAACGGCCCGCCATGTGCGGGCCGTTTGCTTTTCTGGAGCAATTCAAATGCCATACACAGATCCGGCCGTGCTGGGCGGTCGGAACCTCGCCGCGTATCTGGACATGCTGGCGTACAGCGAGGCCACCGACAACGGCCGCCAGCCGACGCGCGATCACGGTTACGACGTGCTGGTGGGCGGTGGCCTGTTCGTGAGCTATGCCGACCATCCGCGCATCCTCATCGATCTGCCGCGCCTTGGCATCAAATCGACTGCAGCGGGTCGGTATCAACTGCTCGCGCGCTACTACGACCCGTACCGCCGGCAACTTCGGCTGACCGATTTCGGCCCGGCCGCCCAGGATGCGATCGCGGTCCAGCAGATCCGCGAGCGGGGTGCCCTGGCCGATATTCAGGCCGGCCGGCTGGCCGTGGCGATCGCCAAATGCAAAAACATCTGGGCGAGCTTGCCTGGCGCAGGCTACGGCCAGTACGAACACAAATTCGAGACACTCCGTGCGCACTACCTGCGCTGCGGCGGCCAGGAGGGGAGAGGGTGATGACTGAATCCGAAATGGTCGTGGCCGCGAAAGTGAGCGGCTCGGCGGCGCTGGGCTCGGTGATCGCGTTGCGGTTCCTGCCCGGCAGCTGGTGGCAGCGCATGCTGTCGTTCGTCAGCAGTCTGGGTATCGGCTGCCTGTCCGGCGGCGCGGCCGTCGAGCGGTTTCTGCTGGTGCCCGGTTCCTACACCCACATGCTGGCCGTGGCCTCGGCCGCGATTTTCGGCCTGGCCATCGTCAACAACGCCATGCAGCAGATCCCGGAGATCCTGGCCGACCTGCGCAGGCGCTTCCTGGCCAAGGAGTGATGATCATGCTGCTCACACTCATCAACCAGTTGGCCAACGCGGTCATTTTCGCGGGGTCGCTGTGGGCGGTGCTCACGCACAAAGTGCCCACGCGCACGGGCGGGGCGCTGGTGCTGGCGCTGGTCAATGCCGCGGCACTGGGCAACTTGGTCATCCCGGGCGCGTGTCATAGCGCGCCCGAGGTGGCACTGAATGTCGCCGTGGCGATCGGGGCGCTGTGGGGGTTCTGGCGGCTCGAGCTGCGGCAGCGTCTTTCGAAACGGGGGCACGCATGAGCCTGCTCGATCCGCGTGCCCTGCTGGTGGGACTGCTGGTGATGCTGGCGGTCTACGGGGCAGGCTACAGCAAGGGGGAGCGCGACAGCGCCGCCGCGCAGCGGCAGGAACTGCAGGAATGGCAGTTGACTGCCGAGGCCGCGACCGAGCTCTACCTGCAGGCTCGCGACCGGAAGGACGGTCAGTATCGAACCATCACCAAAATTGTGGAGCTCGCCAAAGATGCGACGCCTGATATTGCTGATTGCCGCACTGGTGACGACTGGATGCGCATCTACCGTGACAACGCCGCGATTGCCAACGGCACAGCCGTGCCCGCCGGTTCTGGAGGCGCCGACGGGGCCGACGCTCGCTGATCTGCGGCAGTTTGCGCTGGATTTGCAGCGGCAGGGTGGGGAGTGTCGTGATCGGCACCAAGCGCTCATTGACGCTATTGGCGGCCCTCGTTAAGCCACTGCATCACGGTCGCCTTGTCGATTGTGTTTCGATCAAATGCTGCCGAACTTCCCGGTAGAGTTCGACGATCCGCTTTGTCGGGTCTTGTCGCATAACGGCCATGCCAGGAATCGGCGGAGCGGCGTCGGCCCTATCGCTTGTGTAGATCGCGGCGGCGAGGGTGGCTGCCACTTGATTCAGGTCGTCCATGCTCGGTTCCCAGTTGAGGATTCTGTGCGCAGAATGCCGCTGGTTGGCGGAGGGCGGTACCCCCGGAATTGGGGGAACCTTCCTACTGGTAGTCCTTGGTGTCTTCGACCTTGGTGCTCTTCCAACTGCCGGCCTGGGCGGCTGGGCGCGCGTCATGCTAGCGGGGATTGTGTTGGTGCGTGCTGACGGAAACTGAGATCAGATTTCGCGGATTCGCGCCTTTCTGGCATTCGCTACGTGAGGGCGCGCAAATCGAAATCCTCCGCGGCACGCCAATCGCCTGATTTGCGATCAACGTCCAACATTCGGACGTTCCCGTGCTTGGCCACCAGTTGGATGCCGATCCGCTTTTCGGTGCCTTCGCCTGGTCGGAAGCCCGCGTGGAAAATCACGATTCGGCTGAAGGTGTCGGCAACCAGTTGTCGGGCTCGAACGCGAGATTCGTAGTCCAGAGCTAGCACGCCGTGCGTGAGTTTGGCCCAGACGTCAGCCGCGGCCGGCGCAGTGGTGTTGGCACTGGCCAGCACTTCGCGTTCTAGTGACTCAATTGCGCGCCGTTCGGAGGAGAGCTCCTCTTCGAGTTCGCGCGCACGGCGGAGGAATGTGGCTGGCGGGGCGTTTCCGTCGTCAGCAAGAAGGGCGGTCGTCAGACGCTCCAGCTGGGCCTGCAGGCCGCGCGCTTTCTGCCGCGCCAGTGCAAGACGCCCAGCAACGGCAGCGGAGCCATCGTCTCCCTCAACCAGTTTCGTGAGGTTCATCTGGTCCGCGCAAAACGTCATAATTGCGCGTTCGATCGGTACGATGCTGACGCTGCCGGCGACCACACATCCGCTGTTCTGGGAGTCTGAGACGCAGTGCAGGCGCCGATGGCCGTCTTGCGGCGTGCCATCGGCCTTGCGGGCCCGCCCCATGTAATTCTGGGCGACCATTGCCGCGCCGCAATAGCCGCAATGAGTGATGCCTAGACCTGTGAGAAGCCCCGGGATTTCTCCTTTGACCCGCGTTCCTTTCCGTTCGTCCGCTAGGTGCTGCAGAACAGCGAATTCTTCTGGAGAGAGTAGGGCCGGATAGTAGCCCTCAAGGCGAAACTCTTCCTTGTCGATTTCGAAAACTCGCGTTCCCATCAACATCGGGTTGCGAACAAGGCGATAGATGAACGTGCCGTGGTTGCCAGCGTTCGACATTGAGAGCCCACGCTCAGTGAGCGTTCGGAGAATTTTTGTCTTTCCGTGTCCGCGCGAAAACAGTGCCAGTGCTTCGCGCACTGCAGCAACTCGTTCCGGCACCAAGGCAAACTGGCCATCGCGAATTTCAACCCAGTGAGGGTCTCGTCCGCTCCGAATTATTCCCCGCCACTTGCCGTCGATCCATTGCTGGCACTGCCGGCGGAGGGCGGCTTTGACCCGTTTGCTTTTGGTGTCTGATTCCTCGTGAGCGCGGATCATCACGAGGAGGCTGTAAACCAGGTCCATCGGCTGCGACCGAAGGCGCTCCCGGTTGTACTCTTTGCCATCGCTCGCGGTGACGACCGTAATTCCTGCGTTCACAATTTGGGCGAGCTGGGCTTGCGCCTGTATCGGTTCGGCGCGACTGAGCCGGTCCAGCCCTTCCACAATCAACACGGATCCAGGGGCGATGCGGCCGCCTTCCGCGGCAGATAGAAATACCCCGAGGGCACCTTGCTTTACGTGCCGCTGATGGTATGCAGACAGGCCCTCGTCTCGAAGCGAGAGCGTGTCATCCAGCTCGAGGTTTCGCTCGGCCGCCCAACGGCGAGCATATTCGATTTGCCGATCGGCGCTGCTTCCCGCAGCTTGTTTCGGATCGCTGAAGCGCAGATAGCTGTAAACTCTCGCCTTTGACAT